TACCCTCGTGCGCGCGCAACTGTATAATACTATTCTACACAAATATTTTACGTTTCCTCAAAAACGATCCTCACCCCACAAAACCTAGTCACGGGCATCAAAACCTAGTCACGGGCATCAAAACATAGCCCCCCACCCAACGATTTCGGCGCGCTAAGTAACCCCACCCCCTCATATATAGAAACACATGCTGTTAAGCTGGATTGAAATACGGTAAAAAATTTTGTACAGTCCCAGAAACGAGGGCTAAAGATGACTATACATATCGAACCTGAGCGCGGAGTACCGACCCGCAAAGCTCCGGACATGAAAGATCTTGCAACCAAAACGTCTGCAGCTGCAAAGACGGTAGAATACCTGCATGCTAACGGGTTAAAGGTAGAAGCAACCAGCGAAGATAAGGATACTGCGGCTTCTCTAGCTGTATCTTATGCCGAAAACCCCCACAAAACGTCCAAAGTTGCAACGCCGAAACGAGTGGCCCAGCTGACACCCGCGACTTTACTGCTGACAGACAGAATCTTGAAGGATTTTGGGCACTCCGTGGTTAAAAGTGCTACACAGGTACGCCACTTAGTTACAAATAAACTGATAGAAGAGACTGAAAACCCTGATCCGCGCATACGCATACGTGCGTTGGAGCTGTTGGGCAAGGTCTCAGATGTTGGGTTGTTCGCTGAGAAGTCTGAAGTGACTATAACGCACCAGACATCGGACGATCTGAAGGATAAACTGCGCGAAAAGCTGTCTCGACTGGTGAATCCTGAAGAGATTGAGGACGCGGTTACAATTAATGGGGATGTTATCGACGTAGATAAGGAGCTTGGGCTCGATGTCTGACAATTTAGCTAGTTTAGCTAAAGATATGGATTTCTCGCCGGAGGATATCCAGCATATACTAGACAATCTGGACTCGTTTAGTGCTGAAGAGCTTGTCGAAATAGACTCAATCGTGGGGGAGTTGTCCTCACGGCAGACAAATAAGGCGGCGCATGACGATCTGATAGAGTTTTGCAAGCGGATGCAGCCAGATTACAAGGTCGGAAGGCACCACCGCATACTCGCAAACATGCTAATGGACATTGAGCGCGGGCCCACAGCTGAGGACGGTAAGGACCGGGTGTGTGTAAACATACCCCCACGGCATGGTAAGTCGCAGCTCGTGTCGATATTCTACCCAGCTTGGTTTTTGGGGCGTAACCCCGATAAAAAAGTAATGATGGTGTCCCACACTACAGACTTGGCGGTGGATTTTGGGCGTAAAGTCCGCAACCTCATCGCCGTAGAAGACTATAAGGCTATATTCCCGGATGTTTCTCTAGCGGTGGACAGTAAATCAGCAGGGAGATGGAACACAAACTTTGGGGGAGAGTACTTCGCGTGCGGTATTGGCTCTGCTTTGGCGGGCCGTGGTGCTGACCTGCTGCTGGTTGACGACCCACATTCTGAACAAGATGTTATCAACGGGAACTTTTCTGTCTTCGAAAAGGCTTACGAATGGTTTACCTTCGGTGCTCGAACAAGGTTAATGCCCGGCGGGCGTGTAGCTATCGTGCAGACTAGATGGCATATGGACGACCTAACAGGGCGTGTAACTAACGATATGGTCAAGAACGAGATGGCCGATCAGTACGAAATCGTTGAGTTTCCGGCTATTTTAGACTCTGAGGACAAAGATGGTAAGCCGATACAGAAACCGCTATGGCCGGAGTTCTTTGACCTCCCCGCGTTAGAACGAACCAAGGCTTCGATGCCTGCGTTCCAGTGGAACTCTCAGTACCAACAACAGCCCACAGCCGAGGAAGCCTCGATTGTCAAGCGTGAATGGTGGAATATATGGGAAAATGACGCTATGCCAAGCGTTGAGTACGTGATTATGTCCCTAGACGCCGCTGCGGAGAAGCATAACAGGGCCGATTACACCGCGCTGACCACTTGGGGGGTGTTTTTCCACGAAGAATCAAGCTCACATAACATTATTTTGCTCGACAGTATAAAAGAACGGCTGGAATTTCCTGAGCTAAAGGATTTGGCTATGGAACAGTATAAATACTGGGAGCCCGATGCGTTTATCGTGGAGAAGAAGAGCTCTGGGGTCGCACTTTATCAAGAGATGAGGCGTATGGGGCTACCCGTCACCGAGTACACCCCCCACCGGGGGACTGGTGATAAGTTGGCGAGGCTCAACTCTGTATCGGATATCATATCCTCGGGTATGGTTTGGGTACCGGCGACACGCTGGGCAGATGAGCTCGTAGAAGAAGTGGCTGGGTTTCCGTTCATGTCGAACGATGATTTGGTCGATAGCACGGTTATGGCTCTACTAAGGTTCCGCCAAGGTGGGTTCATCCGCCTTCCGACAGACATGGAGGACGATGACTCGTATCTACACCGCAAGGCGGCGTATTATTGACAGGGATGACATACATGTACATGTGTAGTATGGCTGTTTACAGGACGTTGGTAGCGTCCGTGGGGACACTTCGCATCGGCTCTCCCTCGTTCGCTGTGTCCCCACCCTACGAAGATACCTTTCTATTTAGGTACTATATCTGCTATAGTGCCGCTAAACGCACAGAGTGAGGCAAAAACATGGCAGTTGAAAAACCAATGGAACCTAGTGACATCCTCGACGCAACTGCGGACGAACTAGCTCCTAGTTTAACGGTTATAGTGGAAGACCCCGAGGCTATTGAAGTCGAAATGGAAGATGGGTCGATTGTTGTTGAGTTTGGTGATGATCCTGAAATGGACGAGAATGCGCCACATGATGCTAACCTTGCCGAATACATTAAAGACGCCGAACTTGAGGCTATAGCAGACGAGCTAATCGACCACTTTTCATCCGATAGAGAGTCCCGTAGTGAATGGGCTAGTGCCTATATTAAGGGTATGGACCTCCTCGGTATGAAAGTGGAAGAGCGCACAGAACCGTGGAATGGCGCTTCTGGGGTGTATCACCCTATGATGACTGAAGCTGTGGTTAAATTCCAAGCGCAGGCAATGGGGGAGCTTCTCCCTGCATCAGGGCCAGTACGTAGTAAGATTGTAGGGAAACTAACAACTGAGAAGTTTGAGCAGGCACAACGTGTCGAGACTGAACTTAACTACCTCATCACTGAGAAGATGCCAGATTACCGGGATGAGATGGAGCAAATGCTGTTTAAACTGCCAATGGCGGGCTCTGCGTTTAAGAAAATATACTTTGACCCTATTACAGAACGCCCTGTATCCCAGTTTGTGCCCGCAGAAGACCTCGTAGTTTCTTACGGCGCGTCTAATTTGCGAACCGCACCCCGGTTCACACACGTTATGAAGAAGACACCTGAAGAAGTACTCAAGCTACAGGTAAATGGGTTTTATCGGGACGTTGAACTACCTGCGGCGACCAGAGACGTCACTGATATTGAAGAAAAATATAACGAACTAGAAGGTTCGGAACCTACTTTTTCCGACGATCCGCGGCACACTATCTTAGAAATGCACGTAGATTTAGACTTACCTGAGCCTTTTGATGATGTAGACGGCGTTGCGTTGCCGTATGTAGTGACAGTTGATAAATCGTCTAGCATAGTTTTAGCTATCCGCCGAAATTGGTATGAAAGCGATAGGAAACGCGAAAAGCGTATGCACGTCGTACACTACCCGTACCTGCCCGGTATGGGCTTCTACGGCACAGGGCTCATACATACGCTTGGGGGCCTTACTAAGTCTGCCACATCCATCATGCGCCAGCTAATTGACGCTGGCACGCTGTCCAACCTCCCAGCTGGCTTTAAAGCTCGTGGTATGCGGATTACCGGGGACAACACCCCCATCATGCCGGGTGAGTTTAGGGACGTAGATGTGCCCGCTGGGGCGATTAAAGAGAACATTGTACCCCTACCGTACAAAGAGCCGTCGAGCGTGCTCTACAGCCTTCTAGGGAACGTCGTAGACGAGGGGAGACGTATTGGAGCTGTAGGTGACATCCAAATAGGTGACATCAACGCTCAGGCCCCTGTAGGGACGACTCTGGCGCTCATGGAGCGTTCTATGCAGGTTATGTCGGGTATTCAGGCTCGTTTACACGCGGCTATGAAGCAAGAGCTCCGTATCTTAGCTAGTATCGTGCATGACTACATGCCCGCGGAATATGCGTACGAAATGGATGAACCCTCAGATCGTATATCTGATTTTGATGGTCGGGTGGATGTTATTCCAGTATCTGACCCTAACGCAGCTACGATGGCACAGCGCATAATGCAGTACCAAGCAGCCCTCCAGCTAGCTCAACAAGCCCCTCAAATGTACGATATGGGTAAGCTACACCGCCAAATGTTAGAGGTTCTAGGTATTAAAGACGCTGAGGACATTATCAAATTGCCGGAGGACGTTAAACCTGCTGATCCAGTAACAGAGAACATGGCTATACTCAAACAAGAGCCGGTCAAACCTTTTGCGTATCAAGACCACGAAGCTCACATTCAGACGCATATGCTGGCTATGCAAGACCCTAAGATTTCGCAAATTGTGGGGCAGTCGCCGTTCGCTAGTGCAATTCAATCTGCCATGATGTCTCACATTACGGAGCACGTAGCCCTGCAGTATCGTGTAGAGATACAGAAACAGTTGGGTGTAGAACTTCCAGACCCAGAGGCACCATTGCCAGAAGATGTAGAACTTCAGGTCTCACGTCTGGCCGCACAAGCAGCAGACAAGTTGTTTAACAAAGACCAAGCCGAAGTAGCCGCAGAACAAGCAGCTGCACAGCAAGCCGACCCACTTACTCAAATACAGCAACGCGAGTTAATGATTAAAGAGACCGAGCTGAAGCACAAGATTGAGATGGACAAGCTGAAGGTAAACATTGACGCTTTGGCTAAACAAGAAAATGCCCGACTGCAGCAAGCACGCATTGACTCTGAGGAAGAGAAAGAGGCGGCGCGTATAGGGGTTAAGGTTGCCGAGCTTGAAACAGACCAGAAAGAGTCCGCGGCGCGTCTAGCCTTGGATATCGCGGAGAAAGTGAACTTAGATGGCTGATAGTGTTTTTCACACCATGCTTACACGGCTAGACGATAGCCGCACATCTATCGCCGAACACCTAGCAGAAGGTGGCGCTAAAGACCAAGAGACTTATTGGAAGCTAGTAGGCAAGTATGAAGCGCTAACTATTATACGTAACGATGTAAAAGATATTGAACAAAGGTATATTGAAGATTAGACATCATACGTGTAGATATACGACATAACGTGGACAACCCACGCAAAGGGCGCTGTGAGCCTTTAATCACTGCAGGAGACTAGAATGTACGCTACCGACAAAGTGGATGACGAGCAGACATTAGCAAAATTACCTGAACCAAAAGGTTATAAGCTGCTCATCGCAATACCAGAACTTGAAGGCAAGACAGATGGCGGTGTCTATATGCCCGATTCTTTAACCAAAATGGAAGAAACCGCTACCATTATTGGGTATGTCATAAGTATAGGCGCAGAAGCCTACACGGACAAAGAGCGGTTTCCTAACGGACCTTGGTGCGAGAAGGGTGACTTTATCATCTTCCGTTCGTATTCAGGTACACGTTTTAAATTACATAACAAAGAGTTCCGCATTATCAACGATGATACTGTTGAAGCGGTAGTCGAAGACCCACGGGGGTATAGTAGAGCATGAGTGAAGTAGAAAAAGTCGTTGAAGACGAAGTAGTTGAAGCTGGAGCATTAGAAGTAAATGTTGAAGGCGAGGATGATTTCGAGGTTGAAGTCGCCGACGATACTCCTGAAGAGGATAAAGGGCGTCCACGCAGAGCAGCTGATGCTGAGGCCGACATCCCAGAAGACGAAGAGCTTGAGAAACACAGCGACTCGGTACAGAAGCGTATCAAGAAGCTAAAATTCGAGTATCACGAAGAACGTCGTCGTAAGGAAGAAGCTGAACGTGAACGCGAAGCTGCAGTTCAGTACGCAGAATCGCAGAAGAACGAAGCTGAACGTCTCCGTAAAAATCTTTCTGAAGGTGAAGGTGTATTGGTTAACGAAGCCAAGGCACGAGTAGCATCAGAACTTGAAAGCGCTAAACGAGCTTATAAAGAAGCTTATGAGGCTGGGGACACGGATGCGGTGCTAGAAGCGCAAATGTCGTTGTCTAAGCTGCAGCTTGAGTCCGATCGTGTAGAAAACTGGAAACCAGCACAGAGGGCTGTACAGGATCAGTCTAGGGCTCCAGCTCCCGCCCCTCGTGTTCCCACACCTGATCGTAAGGCGCAGGAATGGGTAGCGGGTAACGATTGGTTCCAAAAAGACAAGGGCATGACAAGGTATGCTATGCTCATACATGAAGAACTATTAGAGTCTGGCGTTGATTCTACGTCCGACATGTATTACAGTAAGATAAACGAGGCCATGCGGTCTCGGTATCCAGATCGCTTTTCGGACGTGGAACCGGAGGTTAGACAACCACAACGTAAAGCTGGCTCCGTGGTGGCCCCGGGCGGTAGAAGTACCGCCACATCACGCAATACAGTTGTCATCTCCTCCTCTGAGGCTGCAATCGCCAAGCGTCTCGGATTAACTAATAAACAATACGCGGCGCAAGTGCTAAAGGATAAGCAAAATGGCTGACAGAAAACCACGTACAACCGATACCCGCGAAGCGGGGGAACGTCGTAAACCTTGGAAGCGCTCGTCAATGCTGCCTACCCCCGAACCACGTAACGGACTTTCGTTCCGCTGGATTCGCACATCTACATTGGGTAATGCAGATATGACAAATGTTTCTGGGAGGTTTCGTGATGGCTATGTGCCTGTAAAGGCAGAAGATTATCCCGAGCTACACATCATGTCAGATATTGATTCTCGTTTTAAAGACAATATCGAAGTTGGTGGGCTATTGCTTTGCGCTATCCCGACCGAACTAAGAGACGACCGTATTCATGGTCAGCTAGAGTCTGCACACAATCAGGCCGAAGCTGTCGATAGAAACTACATGCGTGAGTCTGACCCGCGAATGCCTATGCTTAAACCTGAGCGTAGTTCGCGGTGACTACAGGGTAAGGGGCATGAGGCTCTTTACTTTTAAAGTAAATAACTCTGGAGGAAGAGCATTATGGCTACTACAGCTGCTCCCTACGGCCTAAAGCCGGTAAAACGTGCCGACGGAATGGCCTACGCTGGGGCTACGTCCCAGTACCTGATCGACCCCGCTGGAGAGGCAACAAACCTTTTCAACGGTCAAGTCGTTCATATTGGTGCCGATGGTTACATCGCACTATCAACTGCAACAGGTGCCGACGGCGGTACAAACGCATTACCAACAGGAACAACCTTAACTGGTTCTCTTGGGGTGTTTATGGGTGTTGAATATGTTGACGCAACTTCGGGTCAACTAACATTCTCACAATACTACCCATCGGGCACTGTTGCCGCGACTGGTACGTCAATCAAAGCGTTTGTCGTAGACGACCCAAATGTACTATTCCAAGTACAAGCAGATGGCGCTATGGACCAATCTGATATAGGTGCGAACACTTTCTTCGCAGCTGCTCAGTCTACATCTACTGGCAACACTGCTACTGGTAACTCTACAAGTGCCGTTGACGCGACAACTAAGACTACCACCGCCGCCTTCCGTATTGTGGCAGCTCATTCACCTATTGGTGATGCGTTCCCCGATCTTTTGGTTAAATTTAACCCCGGCTACAGCAGCATGACTAACGCTGTTGGCCTGTAAGGAGGGATAACACATGGCTATTTCACGCGCACAGGCGCTTAAAGAGCTCCTGCCCGGACTTAACGCCTTATTTGGTCTTGAGTACGATAAATACGAAAACGAACACGCGGACATCTATGAGACGGAAAATTCAGAGCGTAGCTTTGAAGAGGAAGTCAAACTGTCTGGTTTCGGTGCAGCGCCAACAAAAGCTGAAGGTTCTTCTATTGAGTATGACAATGCTCAAGAGGCGTTCACAGCTCGCTACACACACGAGACTATCGCTATGGGTTTCGCCATCACTGAAGAAGCGATGGAAGATAACTTGTACGATTCTTTGTCCTCACGTTACACAAAAGCCTTGGCTCGCGCTATGGCGTACACCAAACAAGTTAAAGCTGCTTCATTACTCAATACGGGTTTTGACACCTTTAAATCTGGTGATAACGTAACATTGTTCAGTACTGCACACCCAACAGTTGGTGGTGGGACAAACTCTAACCGACCTGCAGTCGCTGCTGACCTCAACGAGACTTCGCTTGAGCAAGCTATCATCGACATCGCAGCGTACACAGACGAGCGTGGGTTACTTATCGCCGCTCGCGGTAAGAAGCTTGTCATCCCGTCTGCTCTGCAGTTCGTAGCGACTCGTTTGTTGGAAACAACCCTACGTGTAGGTACAGCTGATAACGATATAAACGCTATCAGTTCAAATGGTGTAGTTCCTGAAGGGTATGGTGTGAACCACTACCTAACAGACGCTGACGCTTGGTTCCTAACTACAGACATCCCTAACGGTATGAAACACTTCGTACGTTCTGCGATGGCTACAGGTATGGACGGTGACTTCGATACTGGTAACGTGCGCTACAAAGCGCGTGAGCGTTACAGCTTCGGCGTTTCCGATCCGTTGGGTATCTACGGTTCCCCGGGCGCGTAAGCTCCTAGGATTTAAATTTAGAAGGCTCCATTTCGGTGGGGCTTTCTTTTTGTGTAGCGGTGTTGTATGGTCCTGCTAACGGGTACAACATTAGCTTTGTAGACAGGTCTATATACCCACCTGACGTTGCATAGACTACAAGGCGAATCCTTATGCAAAGGGTACTAAAATGGCATCAACTACATTTTCAGGTCCAGTGACTTCAACTGCTGGTTTTATTGGCGATATCGTCGTTCCAACTTACACTGTAGCGAACGCACCTTCAGCTTCATCCGCTGGCGCGGGCACGATTGTATTTGTCTCCAACGGCGCAGCTGGTTCTGCAATTTTGGCTTTCTCTGACGGAACAAATTGGAAGCGCTCTGACACTGGTGCTACAATAGCAGCGTCATAAGGGGTGGGCTATGAGTAGATTTGCACCCCCATCCGAAGAAGAGTTAGCAGCCCGAGGAATTGGGGTCGTTAAAGTTCGCGCAAGAAAAAAAGATGGTACGCTTAAAGCAGATGATCCTTCTACGCCTGATGTAAACGAGGCATGGGAAGAAAAGCCTGCTAAAAAACGTGGCCGTCCCAAGAAGAAAAAGGACTAGATTATGGCTGGTCAAGAAGTACGAGCTTATAACTTTGCGGTAGGCGATAGCGCCGCACTTGTAGGCCCATCACGCGGTAGACTGCAGGGAGTTCTAGTGAACGCTGCATCTGCAGCTGCTTTTACTATCCGTAGTGGGTCAGCTACTGGCCCTATCATATTGCAGTTAACCCTGCCTACTGGTTGGAATGACGTCTACATTCCGAATGATGGTATCTTAGCTGATAACGGTTGTTTTGTTTCCGCCTTTACAGGTTCAGGAAACGTGATGACCCTGCTTATAGAGTAACATGGCGGTTAAGAAAAAAGGTACAATGAAGGGCCACACTATAAAAGGTGGTCATAAACGACCGACTAAATCCGGTGCGGGCATGACTAAAAAAGGTGTGGCTAAGTACCGCCGGGATAATCCCGGCTCTAAACTAAAGACCGCCGTTACTGGCAAGGTTAAGAAAGGGAGCGCGGCGGCTAAACGCCGTAAATCCTATTGCGCGCGCTCTGCGGGGCAGATGAAACAGTTTCCTAAAGCGGCCAAGAACCCTAACAGTAGGCTGCGACAAGCTAGAAAAAGGTGGAAATGTTGACATGATGGGGCGTAGTTCTATGAAAAGTCAGCTTGTAGGTAACCGCGTTGGGAGTAGGTCTGCTAACGGCGGTAATATGGTGTCTACAGGAGATGATGCTAAAGACCTCGCTATAGTCCGTATGGGCAAAGGTGGGAAGACTAAAAGCCGTGTAAACGAGGCTGGCAACTACACTAAGCCAAGTTTACGGAAGCGGCTATTTAACAAGATTAAAGCAGGAGGCAAAGGCGGCAAACCCGGACAGTGGTCTGCCCGTAAAGCTCAGATGCTCGCAAAACAGTATAAAGGAGCCGGTGGTGGGTACCGATCTTGAATCTGATCTACGTAGTTGGTCTCGTGAGGTGCTGGAGGTAGCTAACCCCCATCTTGGTGGCTTGCCCCCGTGCCCGTACGCAAAACAAGCGTGGGCGAACAATAAAGTGTCTGTTGTTAAAACTACTAACATATACGCGGACGCTTTAAAATTTTGCTCCTCCTTTGATGGGTTAGGTAAAGAGTTAGTCGTTCTTGCCTCTTACGATCTCCCCGAGTTAAGTGCTTTTAATGAGTATGTTGCCCAGCTAAACAATATATTCCCTAACTTGCATTGTATGGAGTTTCATCCTGAATATGGAGCTGAGGACGCAGAGTTAGATTTTTTAACTGACAACGATTGGGAGAGCTCTATAGAAGCCCCATATTGCATGTTGTTTATTCAAGATTTGGAGTTGGTTGTTAGCGCCAGTGACAAATTAAAACCCCTAGGGTATTATAAAGCGTACCCTACATCAGAGTACGAGCAACTTGTACTTAGTCGGAAAAGGAGACTGACAAATGGCTATGAAACCTCGGGCTATGAAAAAGCCTGCTAAAAAGATGATGCGTGGCGGCAAAGCAAAGCCTGCTAAAAAGATGATGCGTGGCGGCAAAGCTATGAAACGCGGCGGCTCTTCAAAGAATAAGTAATGGCCCTGAAGAAGTCGCAAAAAAGCTTGAAGTCTTGGGGCAAGCAGAAATGGCGGACGAAGTCCGGTAAACCATCGACGCAAGGGCCCAAGGCTACAGGTGAGCGTTACCTACCCACAAAGGCTATAAAAGCTTTGTCAGCTAAAGAGTACGCTGCTACTACCAAGGCTAAACGAGCGGCCACTAAAAAAGGTAAACAGGTTGCCAAGCAGCCGAAAAAGATAGCCAAGAAGACGGCGAAGTATAGGAAGGCCTAGATCATGGCAGTTGTTGTACCAGAACTAAATGAATTATTCGAGGAGGCGTACGAACGTGCGGGCCTTGAAATGCGTTCGGGGTATGACTTAAAAACTGCTCGCCGCAGTCTCAATATTATGACGTTAGAGTGGCAAAACCGTGGTTTGAACCTGTTCACTATAGAGGCTGGGACTATATCGCTTACTGCTGGTACAGCGACTTACACACTACCTTCCGATACTATTGACCTAATTGAGCATCAACTTCGCACCAACGAAGGTACGTTACAGCAGCTTGATTCGTACATCCGACGTATGAGTGTTTCTACGTATGCGCAGCAGGGCAATAAAAATACTCAAGGACGTCCGTCTCAAATATACGTACAGCGCAACGCTACAGATGTTCAAGTTACTCTTTGGCCTGTTCCAGATAGTGCTACTACATATAAGCTATCCTATTATCGTCTTAAAGGGATAGACGGGCTAGCAAGTGGTGTTGGAGGGGCTACAACCTCTGTGCCCCCTAGGTTTGTACCCGCCCTTGTGTCTGGGCTGGCGTACTACATAGCTATGAAAAAACCAGAAGTCGCAGAGCGAGTTGTTCCGTTAAAACAAGAGTACGAAGCTCAATTTCTTCTAGCCGCAAACGAAGATCAAGACCGGGCTACACTGCAAGTTGTTCCTTTTAGGGGGAACATCTAATGGCTGGTTTTGCTAGTGGTAAGTACGCATACGGTATATGTGACCGGACTGGGTTTCGCTACAAGCTAGAAGATCTTGTGTATGAAGTTCAACATGGCGTGCGTACAGGTTTACGAGTGGGTAAGGACGTGTTTGACCCTGACCAACCACAAAACTTTCTTGGGGATGTTAATACATCAGACCCACAATCTTTACTTAACCCACGCCCAGACGTTAATCCGGGAAGAGGTTTGTTTGGCTGGAATCCTGTTTGGAACCCGGCTCAGTACATGGTAGGCTCTGTAGGAAGCGTTACCATAACCGCAACAGATGGAGGCTAACATGACAAAGAAGAAACGCTCAAGCGGAGCACCCGCAACTTCGAAGCGACCTAAACTACGCTCAAGCGGAGCACCCGCAACTTCGAAGCGACCTAAACTACGCCCTTTAGGGGTGGATGCCACTGAAGCAGAGATAGCTGCGCTTAACCGTGGCAACAAGATAAGTAAGATGGAATACGAACAGGATAAAGAGTTGAGGGACAACCCGCTCAAGAAGAAATCGGGCGGCGCGCTTAAAAGTGTTCCAGCTGAAAACAAAGGGTTGGCTAAGTTACCTGCAAAAGTGCGCAACAACATGGGGTACATGAAGTCTGGTGGCAAGGTTAAGAAAATGGGTGACGGCGGTATGTGCCGCGGCATGGGGGCAGCTACTAGAGGTGGCGGCTTCAAGAAGATGGGATAGGTTCTGATGAACTACTCTGAGCTGGTTACAGCAATAAAAGATTATACCCAAAATGAGGAGACGAGTTTCGTCTCTAATATACCTGTGTTTGTTAGGCAGTCGGAAGAGCGCCTTAACCGGTCTATTATGGTACCCGAGCTACGTAAAAATGCTACGGCGGTTACTTCTAACGGTAGCATATACTTAGGCCGACCGTCTGATTTTATATCTGTGTTTTCTTTGGCGGTCGTAGACTCTTCTGGAGATTATTCGTTTCTTGTTGACAAAGATGTGAATTTTATACGTGAAGCTTATCCTTCAGCTAGCACAACGGGGCTACCTAAGTACTACGCTCAGTTTGATGGGGATTACGATGGGGGTCAGGGCAACTTTATTCTTGGCCCAACACCTGATGCTACGTATACCGTTGAGTTACATTACTATTATGACCCCCCTTCAATCGTTACTTCAAGCACTTCTTGGTACGGTGACAACGCCGAATCCGCTTTACTTTATGGTTCTTTGGTCGAGGCGTACACATACATGAAGGGTGAGGCAGACCTTATTCAATTATACACTACTCGTTACGACGAAGCTCTTGGGCAGCTTACCGGGGTCCAAATACGTAGCTCTCAAGATGAGTACAGAGATGGGAGACTTTGATGCAAATTGAAATGGACTTTGGCTTCGATGCCATAAAAGTACATACCGCTGACAAAGGAGGTCATAGCCCCGATGCTATAGCGGAAATGTGTGTGGACAAGCTAATGAGCGTGTCTGCTTCTGCGCCCCCCGAAATACGAGCACAGGCAGAGGCGTACAAATCGCAGATGTTGCAAATTATCGCGCATTACATTAAAGTAGCGGTAACGGAAGACCGCACAACAACATGCTTAAAACTACAAGAGGCTGGGTTTCCTGACCTCGCAACTCAGATTAGGAGACTTTAAATGGCTTTTTCAGGCAACTATATGTGTACGTCGTTTAAGAAAGAACTACTTACGGGTACCCATAACTTCACTAACTCTTCAGGCAATACGTTCAAACTTGCTCTGTATACTAACAGCGCATCGTTCAATGCA